AGTTTATCTAATTCCTCCATTAATTGTTGTTTTTCTTCTTCGGTTATACCTAATGCTTCTCCACCACTACTATTATTAAGCGCACGTTGTACTATAGTAGCCATTTTAATTAATTGTTCATCATTACGAACACCAATTTCCATATATTCTTTTATTAATGGAACAATTAAAGTTGCATCACCAATATCTTTAACCAAAGGTTTTAATTCTGATATTAATCCTGATATTTGTGCTTCTTTCTTCTTTTGATTTTCGTAGATTTCTCTAAGTATATCGGAGAATTTTTTCTTTTTAAATATAATGTTATCTAAATTTCCCATAATGTTTTGGTTATAAATATTAATATAACTAAGGGTTAGAATCTAGCGTAACCATTTTCTAAATAAAAAACATAACTTGATCTAAATATTTTATGTAGTTTATCAGCTATTTTAGTAATTTTTGGAGTTTTTACATCTACTATTTCACGAATGTAAATATAAAGTGCCTTTTTATTGAATACTTCTATTGTTTCTCTTTTTCTGAATAATTCAAGTATAGCATCAGCTATCTGTGCATCGTTTTTCTTTGGAAATAATTCAAAAATATTATCCGTTGTATGCTTTACAAATAAATCAATATATTTATCTAATTCTGTTTTAGTTTTTTCATCACCCTGGTGGTAAACGTGTTTTGAATTATCGCTAACTAAAGCAGATATATCAGTTGTTTTAATTTTTTTATTATAATTTTTAGTATTATATAATATTAACCATCTTTTTACAATAGTACCAAAATAAGAATATGCTTTTGCTCCTCTAGTAGGATCAAATAAATGCATTTTAGTTAATAAAAAGGTAATTATCTCATGTTGTAAATGTTCTAAATTATCTACCTCAGTGTGGTAAAATTTAAATGTATGAATTATGTTTTGGGTAAGTTTAAAAAACGCAAAATGAATTTCCTTTTGGTAAATATCACTGCGTATGGATGAATCTGGTTCGTTATTGTATTTAACGATAGCGTTCTCTGTATCCTGAGTAAAATAATTTTTACTCTTCTTCCTTCTTTTTCGTATCATTTTTTATAGGTCGACCTTAAATCGAGATAAGTTTTTTTGAATATTTTTAACTTCTTTAAAAAACCAACCTATTTCGTCATCACTTTTGAATAAGCCCCTTTGATCTATCTGTTCTAGACGTTTTTCGGACTTACTTATTTGTTCTTTTATATTTTTAATGAACTCCTGATACGAAAATATAATATCCTCTGCTCTTTCATTCTTCTGCAAGAGGTTAAAAGTCGTATATCCTAAAATAACGACCATTAATCCAAGTAATATTGCTATTATTTCAACTATCATAAATTATCTAACATATTTTTTAAACCAGGACTTGATACCTTATTAAGTGCCTTGGATTTAATATTGGACTTTGACTTCAATCTAAATGACTTTTTTGGCTCCTCCAAGTTATTTTTGGAAAACTTTGGAAGCCATTCAACTTCAAACTCAATTCTAGCAGCCATTAAATCAGCTTGGTGAAGAATATATGGTAAAGATGTACGAGGTTTTTGCTCAGGCATAAATGCTTTCAAGTATTTGTCATTTGCTTGATCATATAAACCATCGTGAGTTTGAATAGCTAACATTTCATTAAATGAATAAGAAATATCATGTTGTTGTAATAAAAATAATCCTCTATCTGGTACAGAACAATAAGGTAATTTTTTATTAAACATATAATCTTCTCCTAATTTATCTTTTCTCCATTGATCTGTTTGGGGTATGTAGGCATCATGGTCTTTGTCTCCAAGTTTACCTAAGTCATGATTAATTGCTGAGAATATTAGTTCTTCTTTGGTATATGTAGTCATATCTGCTCCAAATGTAGTCCATAATTCATTTAAAGCTATAGATGCTTGAACAACTCTATTTACATGGTCAACATAACCCCCTGGGAATGCGTTGTGGTATTCTTTTTTATGGGCAGCGGGCATTAATATAATTCTCTCCTCATATTTTTTATAGAAATTTAGTAACTTCTGTTTTCTATCGTTTTTATCTGATATGTGTGTTTCTATATTGTGTAAAAACACTTTCCAATTACTCTGAATTTGTTCTGCTGATAATTTCATAACTTTTATTTTATATTATTTTTTAATTTATCTTCCATATCTTCTGACATAAAAGCAGCCCATTTATTTTTTGGACATTGCGCCGATAATGACCTAACTTTTAAATTTAGAATACAACCGCAATCAGCGCAGCAAGGTTGGGTTCCTGGTACAGCACAGCTAGTACCTTTATTATCAAAAAAATCGCAATTAGTGCAAATATTCCATCTAATATGAGCGATTTGCTCAACATCTTCTTTAACAAAAACTTTATTTCGAATCCCTTCATAAATCTTATCAAGATTACCAAATGCGTTAATTAACTTGTTGAGTCTCCCCATTGGGATTATCTAATTGGATTAATCTCTGCTGGGTCTAGTGGTTGAGTTTCTACTAAATCTTTGATTTTATCTAGTAAATCCATTGCTTGTCCAATATTGGTTTTATATACTTCTATTGGTTCCTGGGTGCTAACTATTCTCTTTAGGTTTACTAAAGTATTTTCTAGTTGATTTATTCGTTTGTAAACGAGATTTCTGTTTTTCATGACTTATTTTTTATATAACGTTGATGTTTAATTTTATTACTGTTCCAACCCCCCTTATCATCCTATTTTTTCTTACCTTTCTAACAACCCCGTATCATAAATATACGAGGGAGAAGGGGGGACTCCAAGTTATTTTTATATTTCTTTAACTATTTGTTGAATGTTGTGTAAATGTGCACATTTTTCATATTGTTCTTGCATTTCAAAATAATTTATTGAACTTTTTAGTGCTTTACTAAATACCATTGGATTAAATTCTATTAAAGCGTTAAAATCTTTTTGATTTTCTAAATTAATTTGTTCTATATATTCCCAAGCTCTATTATAAACCGTATAATCAGCAGCTTCTCTTGTATTTTCTATACTATAAGTAGATTCTTCTGTTTGTAAGAATTTCCTTAATTTTTCATGAAATACATGGTGGTTTAGAACTAATTTTGTAAACATACCAATTTTTGCAAAAGGGCTACTTATAAAATCCTCAATAAAAGGTCTTTTTTTCACCTCTTCATTCACTGTTGGTGTATTATTAAATAAATTAAAAATTTTATCTTTATTTATCATCTTTTTCCTCCATGGTATTTTACTGCGTGGCCTTCATTAATTAGTAAATCATTTAATTTTGTATCTCCTAAAAATATTTCTCCTAAACATCTTCCATATTTACCAACACCTTGTGATTGTAATATAAAATAATTTTTATGTTTCTTCAATATATCTTTAACAAATGCTTTTGCGGCTAAGCCTCTTTCTTTTTCTTCTAAATCCCTAGTACGTGATTCTGGGGTATTTATTCCAACTAATCTAACACGAATTACTTTATGAATATCAAATCCTAAATCAACTTGAGCATCTAAAGTATCCCCATCTACTACTCTAAGGCATTTTGCTTTATAAATGTACATAATAACGTTTTGTTATAAATATGTACTATTTATCTAACTCGGCTAGTTCCTTTTCAATATCTTTCTTTATTTGAACTAATATTTCATATTCTTTTACCACATCTTTCTTTTTTGGATTATTAGGATGGTACCTATATAACTCTTCCATTACAGTTGTAGTGGCTATAACATCATTAATTAATTCAATTCTTAATTTTTCTTTTTCTTTTTTATTCATTTTATTCAAAAATTATATTTATTGTTTTTTCTATTTCTATATCCAAAGGATATATTGTTTTTATTAATACTTTAGCAGTATCTCCTATCATTTGGTTATCAAAAAACATTTGTTGCCTTGGTTCATAGGTGTATTTACTAAAAGTACCAGCAACATTATTTTCGGAATTTGGGTTAAATGAATAACCTGCTATATTTAATGGTGGAAAATTTTGTGCCATATCTGTTATAGTATACGTTAAGTTACCAATAGGAATTGGGTTTTCCCAATCTCCGCTGGTGAAATATCCTAATACACTATATAACGGTACTGTAAATGTTAAACTGTCAATCCAAACCCAATAATTTGAATCATAAACATTTTCAACTAAAGGTACTCCATTAATAATATAATCATCATGCAATTCATCTAATTGCCCCATAATTGTAAAGTAATTATAACCTTGGTGTGTTATATGAAAATAACCATTTATATCTTGGTAAACACCAGGTGATACTAAGGGATCAATTTCAAAACTTGTACTACAATTTCCATCTAAACATGGATAGGGAATAAGCTCCTCCTCACTAGTACAACTAGCAAGGAGAAAACTAAATCCTAATATTAATAATTTATTAAACTGCATATTCAAGAGCTTTACTAAACATCTTTTTATTCATATCCATATCTTGCTTGAAGTTTTTAATAATTCTAGCTTGTCTATCTTTACCTGATTTTGTTCTGTAATGAAAATTTCCATTAATAATATTTTCTTGAACAACATTAAATACTTCCCATAACCCATTTCCTTCATCTTCTTTACGTTGAGTTGTTATAACTTCAAATTCTGAATTTTCTGAAGGGGTATTATCTGTTCCTTCAACTCTAATATTAAGTAAATCTTTAGCTAATTGAACAACTTGCTCATTTGCTAACTCTACTTCTTTCATTTTATTCATTGCATCAACTGTTAATGGTAATTTTTTTACTATATCACTAATTAATACTTGTAAATCTTCAAATGTATAACCCATATGACGCATCTTAATATTATCTAATTCCTTATCTGCTATTACTAATCCATTTTCACAAATCATTCTAAATAATCCTGCGGTAAATGTAAATGCATTTTTACCATCATGGGAATTAGTTAATAATATTTGTGGGTAAACATCATTAGTACTATCATTTTTAGCAAAAGTACCATCTGATCTTCTTAAACCAGTAGGGGATGTTTTATCTCTTACAACACCTGCTTCTAACTCATTAATAACAACATCATTATTTCTGAATACTACTAAATGTTTTTGGAATCCAACTGTACCTTTAGTCCTTGCTTTAACTTCTTTTGCATCAATTACATCCCAACCTAACAATTCCATATCATCTATAACTTTTTCTGTTGGAATGTGTGTGTATTTATCTGTTACCTCTGGAGAGGGAACTGTTTTAAAAATACTTGGAGCGATTTCATTTAAATCTCTCTTACTTAATTTTTTACTTTTACTTAAATCTAACATAACTTTTATTTTTAATTATTATTTATTTATTTTTACTAATAAACTTGGTGAAACTCTTATTCCTCCTGAAACATGACCATCGGGAACATTTGTTTTCTCAACTTTAATATTTTTAGACATAATTTTAGTAATTCTAAATCTATCACTTGGAGAAACTGTTTTATGGTTAATACCAACAATATCTCCTACATTAAATGTAGTTTTAGTTGAATAATCTAATTCTGATTTTCTAATTCCAACTTGATTTCTAATCTGTCTTAACTCTGATTGATCTGAATTTTTAATGAATTCTAACACTTCTTTTAAATTTACCATAACCTTTATTTTTTAATTATTAATATACCGTGAATATACGAAAGATTTCTTGGGGAGCCAAGCCTCCTGCGCAGGAAAGTCGAGAAATTTGCGGGAAATTGCGGGAAATCCGCGGATTTACATGAAAACTGCGTAGACTCTTATCTTTCCACCGTCTTTTACCAATCTTCTTTCCTTAATTACGGGTTCTTTTGATTGTTCTTTAGACCAGTATTTTGGATTTGTACTATTTAATTTCCTCTTTTTAGGCACTACTTTATTTTAAGAAATTGTTAAAGTAACATCACCGGTAGCTCTTAACATTGAAGAACTAACTGCTACGGCTGATGTAGGAGTAAATTGATATGAACTAGCACCTGAAGGTACAGCAACTGAAGATATAAACGATGATGTTATTAATGTATCCTCATCAATACTTACAAAAGAGGCATAAGTACCTAAAGCATTA